CTGCTGACCTGTAATTTTTCCACGCCCGTGTACCTGTCGGATCGGGACGTTACCCCGTCCGGGGGTTCGGCCCATACCGGGCACATCCTGCGGTGGGGGTTTGTCGATTCGGCCATGACGTCGACCCCTGGGTCCGGTGTGCTGGGCACCATTGATGTGGCGGACCTGGAGATTGAGATCATCAATATGGGGTCGTCCCCGTTTTCAGGCAATTTTACGACCACCGATCCGCCGGAAAACGTGTTGTTCGAGCTGTACCAGTGGTTTGACGGCCTGCTGTATTCGGAAAAAGAACTGATTTTCAAGGGGTATCCAACGGGCCAGATCGTTTATGACCAGTCAACCTGCCGGATACGCCTTGAGAGCATCTGGGCCCGATACAACCGGACCATCGGAGAGGATCTGGTCATCAGCGCCGATGATTTTTCCGGTGCCGACCCCGACGATATCGGCAAGATGCTGCCGATCTGCTACGGATCGGTGAGCGGATCCCCGTGCCGGGCCGTTGACGCCGGGGGAAAAACCACCATCGTGAGCGACTGGACCGACGCCAGCCCGGGCAATGGGGGCACGGTGGACGTCACCGACGGCACCTATCTGCCCACCTCGGCCTTTGTGCTCCAGGTGGACAGTGAACAGATTTCCATTGCCTCCCGGTCCGGCAACACACTGACCCTGGCCGCATCTTCGGCCAGGGGCTACAATACCACCACGGCCGTGGCCCACGATACGGGCAGCGCCTGCGCCGAGATCAAGACCGCCTATGTGTATGTGGCGGCCGGGCACCCGGTGAAAGCCATTGATGCCGTGTATGTTGACGGGGTCCGGCAAACCAGCGGGTACACGGTTTATACAGGGCAGACCGGAGATGAACTGACCGGCTATGACGATCTGGCCGCGGTTAAATTCACGACGTTGCCCGTGATCAAAAAACAGGTCAATTTAGATACTGACGTTGATACCGGCAACCATGGTCATACCAGTACTATGTCATCAACGGTTACGTGCTACGGTACCGGGTCTTCCGGGGATTGGGAAAACAGATCTAATGCCTATGATGGTAATGAAACTACTTATGCGTATAATTCATGGTTCGATAATGATGAACCGCTAACAATTAACTTTAGTCACAGTGACGTCGGAACCGTGACATCACGGCGTGTTAAAATAGTCTATTCGTCCTATGCCCCAACTTATAATAGTGACCTACGGGTTAAAATTGGGACCTCGTCATATCAATCTTTCCCTGGCACCGGTGGTGGTGATAGCACCCGTAAAACAATATATAAAACGTTTTCCGGGGATTCGTGGAGCCTTAATGTAGTTATAGATTATGACGGCAACGGTGCTCCGACAACTAACATTAATGAGGTATCGGTAGAAGTCACTTACGGCGCTGGTGTCGCAAACAGCGCCGCCGACGGTGTGACAATGACGCTGAGCGGCAACACCAGCGCCGAAACCGTCATCGGCAGCGTGGTCACCGTTGACATGGACGGATATGCCGATGACGCCGCCGGCACCTACACCGGCACCGCCAGCGCCCTCATTGAGCGGCCAAACCATGTCTTCAAGCACATCTGGACCGAGCTGTGCGGGGGTACGGCCGGGGATTTTGACGATGATACCGGCACATTTTTTGCCACCAACAGTTATGCATTTGCCCTGCTCATCAACCAGACCGTGCAGGCAGAGACGTTGTTCATGCGACTGGCCCTGCAATGCCGGAGCCGGTTTTTTGTCTCCGCCTACGGCACGGCCCGGATGGTGGTCCGGCAGCTGTCCCAGACCAGCGGCCACAGCATTGCCTCCAGCGAAATCAAGGAGGGGTCCGTGTCTGTCTCCAGGATGGCCACAACGGACCTGATCAATTATTTTAACATCCATTTTGACAAAGATCATACCAAAACCGGCAATTATGCGGACAACTTTGCTGGCACCAAGCTGCTGTCCGATGCCACCTCCATCAGCAACTATGGCCGGCGGACGTTTTCCGGGCAAAGCAGCCTGTTTTGTTTTGACGCGGTGACCGATGCGACCATGGTGGCCCATGTGGGGGCGTTTTTGCTGGCGTTCCACAAGATCGCCCGGCGGATCCCCTCCTTTGCCGTGTTCCTGGACAACATGGAAATCGAGGTAGGCGATATCATCGATATTACCCACGCCCTGGACAGTATGAGCGGATTTACGGTGGAAGTGCAAAAGATCCTGCACCGGATTGGCTCGGCCCGGCAGAACATTATTGATCATCTCGAAATTACCGCCATCGAAAATTAGGCAAAAAAGGAGTAGCTATGCGAGGCATACCCAAAAATATCGCCACCAGGGATGATATTTTCAACATCGCCATGGACCTGGCCCCGGAAAAGGCGCAGGCGTTTATTGACACGTTGACAACAGCGGATCTCCGGCGGGTGAAGATGACCACCGAAGATTTCTATATCGTGAAATCCAGAGTGGGGGCCGCCCGCTGGGCGCAGCGGGTGAAAGCCGATAAATCCCTGGCCCTTGATATGGCCATTGAAAACGCGATGATGGCGGCTGAATGCGCCCGTCGTGAAAAGGCCGATGCCGCGGCCCTGCTGAAAAAAACAACGGCGGCTTACAATGCCGCCGCGGCCGATCTGGCGCGGTTGATTCAGTCTAAAACCGACACACTCTAAACAGGGAGACAAAAGATATGAACTCAATCCTTTTTAACACAGCCGGCAGCATCGCCCTGGCCATAAATTACGAGATCCAGGGGGCCTATTCCGATAAGTTTTTAACAAAAGAAGCGGACAAAACCGTTCGCATCAATGCTGAATTTTTTGTCCGGGTGGGCGATGCGATCATCGTGGTGGGCGATGACACCGACTTGACGATTGCCGATCTGGATGCCGGGGCGGATTTTTCTGCCAGCGCTACCTATTATATATACGCGTGTCATCCGTTGTCCGGATCAGCGCCTGTTTTTAAGATATCCCTGAACGCCACATACCCTGCCGGTTGGGCTGCAAACACCAGCCGGAAGCTCGGCGGGTTTACCACGGACGCATCCGGGAATATCGATGAGGCGACTCTGTGGGACCTGCGCACCACGGATGTGACTCATACGGGCGTGACCAACAGCATGGTCCCGGCCAATGAGATCAGTGCAGACAAGGTCGGCGGGGTGTTCGAGGTGGATTTCGGCGGCCGGCCGGTCCGCTGTGGCCAGCTTATCGCCGGCCAGACGATCTATGGGGTGCGATGGAACACATCAAATGATACCTATCAGAGGGTGGTCGTGATCGAGGGCGCCCTGGTGGCGTTAGACCCGGGATACTACCCGGTCCACGAGCAAATGAAGCGATGCGTCCTGAACAACGCCCGCGAGGTGCAGTATTATCTGCATTCCTCCGACTCGACCAAAAAGGCCGACGGCAGTGCCAGCAATCTGGACGGCACGGACGGCCAGGTGCAGGTGCAGGTGCCCAAGTTCCATTATGCGATCTATACGGACGGCGATTACAAGGTATCCCTGGTTTCCCTGGGTGAGTTTTCAGTGGCCAAAACCGATGAGACCGTGGTGACCAGCCGGGTGCATGAATGGTTTATGGAGGGCGGGACCGAGGCGGACTATAAGTATGTCGGTGCGTTTGAAGGGGTGCTGTATGATGATTCGGCGGGATCATATGTAGACGGCACCGGTGCCAGCCTGTATGCCAGTGGGGATAAAATCGCGTCTGTGGCCGGCTTTAAACCCATGACCTACATTAGTCGCAATGAATACCGCACCGCCGCCGCTGATGGTGTCTTTCATCAGAAGGGATATTATGGCGGTGAGGCCGTTATCCTGCTGTATCTTACCGAATATGCGAACTGGAATTCTCAAGCGATGTTACCGGGCTATACCGAAGGTGGCGCTTTCGATTACGACACCAAAGTTTGCAAAACCGGCATCACAGCCAGTCTGGGCAATGCTTCGGGTAGCATCAACTGGGAAGACGCGGACACTGACCTGCGGTGCAGCTACGATCAGACCGGTAAGGTGGTGGCAAATTCGTTCCGTGGCATCGAGAATTTTTATGGCCACATTTGGAAATGGGTGGATGGCATCAATATTCAGTACATCGGTGATCCATTGACCGATGCGGATGTGCATGTCTGTAACAACCCTGCCAATTTTGGCGATGATACAACGATAAATTACACGGACCTGGGTATTGATTTGCCCTTGTCCAGCGGCTATCAGCGGGATTTGCATGATGGCATCCTGTTGCCGTCGAGTGCGTCTGGTGGCAGCAGCGACACGTTTATCACGGACTATTTTTATGCTTCCTCTGCGGCGGGTTGGCGTGCGCTTCGGTCGGGGGGCGATCTGAATTATGGCGCGGATGCGGGGTGCGCGTATCGCTATGCGAATAACGCGGCTTCGTATCGCTATTCGACTATCGGTGGTCGGTCGGCTGCTTAAAATTTTGGGGTGGCGTGGTACGCGGCAGGTTGGCGTGCGCTTCTGTCAGGAGGCAATCTGAATAATGGCGCGAATGCAGGGTGCACGTATCGCAATGCGAATAACACGGCTTCGAATCGCAATTCGAATATCGGTGGTCAGTCAGCTGGTTATGTCTTTAAAATTTATCAGCCATGCCATCCCCACCGCTTGGTGAAACACACAACATTTCCCATTACGTGCTGGTAGGCAAAGGCCGAACGCTCGGGGGAAGACATAAGCAGGTAAAATGGAACGAAACGGAAAATTGTATGATGCCATTTGTGATATTGAAAATATCCACCTGGCCCACAAAAAAGCCAAACGCGGAAAGCGGCATTATACCGAAGTCCGAATGGTTGACGGGGCTCCGGATGTTTATCTGGGAAACATTCAAAAAATGTTGGTGTTACAGACATTCAAAAACAGCCCCTATAAGGTATTCAGCCGGGTTGAAAAGGGCAAGCTGCGGGAGATTTACAAGCTGCCCTATTACCCGGACCGAATTATCCATCACGCGGTAATGAACATCCTTGAGCCCATCTGGGCAAAAGTGTTTATCCGGGATACGTATTCATCGATCAAGGGCCGCGGCATCCATGACGGGGTGCGGCGGATGAAAAAGTTTTTAAAAGACACAGCCGGAACGGCGTATTGTCTGAAAATGGATGTGCGTAAATTTTATCCATCTATCGACCACGGCACGTTAAAAAGTGTCATCCGAAAAAGCATCAAGTGTCGGCGTACGCTGTGGCTTTTGGATGCCGTGATTGACAGCGCTCCTGGGGTCCCGATCGGGAATTATCTCAGCCAGTATTTCGCCAACCTGTACCTGGCCTACCTTGATCATTGGGCCAAAGAGACACTCCGGATAAAATATTATACCCGGTATTGCGATGATATTGTGGTTCTACATCACGACAAAACGCGATTACATGAATGGCGGGTGGAGATTGACAGGTATCTGCGGGATAAATTGCAGCTCGACCTGAAGGCAAACTGGCAGGTGTTTCCTACCCAAACCAGGGGCATTGATTTTTTGGGATACCGGTTCTTTGGCGAATACACGTTGATCCGCAAAAGAATCGCAGCAGAATTCAAACGCAAGGTGGCCATGGTCTGCAAGGGCAAGGTAAAGACCTACAACCAGGTTGTCTGCCCGATCATGAGCTACCATGGATGGCTAAAACACGGCAACGGGCGGCATCTCTGGCGGTCCCAGATCACAGACGAGATCAAGGTGGCTGCCGACGCGGCCTGCAGCCAAACAGGAACAACCAACCCAACAAGGAGGATTGCATGAGATCCACGTATAGCGACACAATGCCTGTAATTCAGCGGCTGCAGGGCAAGATATTGTTCCCGGCAGATATCGAACTGGTCGATCGGCCGGACGGCGAGGGCCAGTGCTATCGATACAGATTGATTCGCATTGAAGACCATGGGCAGGACATCTCAGATCGTGACGAATTTGCATCGGCCCATTATGCAGCGCTGAGACGGCACGATTACGGCGATTTTGGAGACCAACTGGATAAGATGTATCATGGGGAATGGACTGCACACATGGTTGCCGTCAAGGAGCGCTGGCCAAAGCCCGAGGAGGTGTAGTGAAGCGGTTTTCGGATTTTTCAGAAGAGGCCGGGCCTCTGGATGGCGATAAGCTCAAATTGGATGACATTTTAAACCAGGAGATAACGGTGGTCGGCTACCGCATTCAAAACAGCAGATACAGCAAAAACGCGTCGGGTAAATACCTGACGCTTCAGTTTGAGCTAT